CGCTATTTCCGCGTCGGCATAGCCGATGCTGCGGAGGTGTGCGGCAATCTTCGGCTGCTCCGCGCGTGCGGTTTCCGGTTTGCGCCACTCCGGCAGCATTTCCACGAGCTGTTCGCGTGCCTGCGCCAGCGTCTGTTGCTGCTGCGCCTGCATCTGGTACTGCATCTGCTGTTCGACGCGCTGCTTTTCGGCAAAGACTTGCTGAAGCTGCTGTGCGCGCGCTTCCCACGCCTTTTCCTGTTGCAGATAGCCGATCGGGTCGCTGTCCAACATTTCCTGCGGCGGGCGAGCGGGGAGGCTCGCTTGCAGGACTGCGGCGAATTGATCCAACTGCGAATGGTAGTGCTGCCGTTCCGCCGCGACGCGCTGGAGTTCGGCTTCAGCGGCGCGTCGCTGTTCTGCCAACTCCGCGGTTTTACGGCTATAATCGGCGTGGCGCTGGTAGCCATTCAGCAACTCGTCGCGCGTTACCTGCTGTTCCTTGCCATCAACCTTGATGGTGAAAAGCTCCGGTTCCTGCTCCGGCTGCTGCGGCTGCTCCTCTCCTTCGCTCGGATCGTCTTCGCCTTCTTCGTTAGGGGGAACTTCCGGCCCCGGTTCCGGTGTCTCTTCCGGTTCCGGCGGTTCGGGGGATTGGGAAGTAAACTTCCCGGTCTGATCCCGAGGGCGCTCGGTTGGCGCGTCTTCGCGCTCCAGCATCCCCGAAATCAAGGCAACAGGGTCCTGTTCGCTCCCGGCTTCCGGGTTGGCGCTCATTTCGTCCATTGCTTACTCGCTTAGTAGAGGTGTGCGGCTACAGGGAAATCAGCCGCGCCGACCTCCCCGCGACTGAAGGAACTCGTCCATCGTCCGCGTGCCTTTGCTGCGGTTACAGAACCGGCAAAGCCATTGCAGATTGGACGGCCAGTTCGTCCCGCCACGTGACAGCGGAACGATGTGGTCGATTTCGCCGCCGCCCTGAAGCGCAACCGCACAGGCAGCACAGCAATCATGCTGGCGCTCTCGGATCGCGTCGGTATCGGCAGGCGTGAAAGAGCCTTCGACGCCGCGAAGTTGAGCGAGGCGACGATGGTTTTTGGCGCGGATTTTCTCGGGGTTGTCCCGAACCCACTGTCGAGCGGTTTCAAGGTCCCGCTCGCGGTTAGCTTGGCGGTACGCGGCTTTGCGCTCGCGGTTTTTCTCAAGCCACCGCTTACAAGCGGCGCGGTATTTCTCGGGGTGAGCGAGTTGATGCGCTTTCTGAGCGCGGCGCTGCGCGGCTTTCCGACGCGCGATTGCGTCGTCTCCGCTCGGAGGCGTAGTGTCATCTTCAGACATGGCACCCGGTTCCATCGGTTGCTGTGTTTAGGAGAACGGGCGTGCTCGAACACGTCCGTTCCCCGCCATTTTACCACAAATCCGCTCATGGGTTGGTGATACCGGCCCGCATCTCGTCAAGGGCGGCGCGCGCCATCTCCCCGTCCTCGATCGCGGTGTTCAGTTCGGCCCTGACCTCGGCAATCGCTTGCAGGTAGAGCCACAGGCGTTCGCGCATTTCCGGCTTGTCGGCCGGGCTGTTGCGCCATGCCAGCAGGTACCGCGCATCGAGCGCCTCAAACGCCCCGACAAGCAGCGGATCATCGATGTATGCGCGCGCGCGGTCGGCCGCCGCGACCTTGCGGCGCAGCGCCAGTTCTTCGTCGTTCATGGGTGATGCCTACTGGATCTGCTGCGGCGGTTGCATGCGCTGTTGGGCGATCTGGCCTTGCTGCTTCATCGCCTCCCGGTCGCGGTCAACCGCCGCCCGAATGGCCGCGATGTTGACCTGAGCGCCGTACTTGGCCTGCAACTCGGCCGCCTTGAGGCTGATTTCGGCGTCCAACTTGTCGCGCTCGCGATCGTCGGCGCGCATCATCTTCTCGCGCTCCAGCTCCAGCTTCCCCTGCTCGACCTGCGCCTGAACCTGGATCATCATGATGTTGGGGTCGGGCTGCTGGTTCTGCGGCGGCTGTGGCGGCTGCTGGCTGGGGTCGCGGAAGTATTGGTCGACGTTCTTCAAGCCCGCGATTTTCACCAACTGCGCCAGCGTATGGTAATACTCCAGCGGCGACACCAGACCGCCGTACCCGCCATTTTGAATTATGCCTTCCTGCGTCGCCTGTATTTGCGCCAGAATTGCCATCTGCTCGGTTTTGTTGCCGGTCCCAAGCCCGACCTCCGTGCTCAGATCCATGTCGCTGTCCCAGGACCTCGGGTCCATCTCAACCCACTGGTTCCGCAGGCGCACGACGCGGCTCTGCTGCTGGTACCGCGTCACCAGTTGGAGGATCAGCGAGAATGCGCGCTTGATCCCGGTCTCGGCGAAAACCCGGCAAATCAGTTCGATCCGCTGCTGTGCGGCGGATTGCAGCGCCGCGACGCCTGTGGCTGTCTGTGCCGCTGCGGCGCCGCCCTTCAGCACATCGGCATCGATGCCTTGGCTAAGCTTTGAAACGCCGGACCGCCCCTCAAGTACCCGGTCAACATACTCAAGCATCGGGAAGGCTGCTTGGCCAACAAACTGGCTGTTTAGTTCGCCAACCATGCCGGGCGCCTTGACGCGGACAACACCGCCCGCCTCGGAATTGAGCAATTCTTGCAGATTTACCTGTCCATCGACCGCCCACGTGCGCGGTTTATTGGCGAGGTACAGACTATTCAGCATTTGCCGAGTAATGCTGGTTTTTATCTCCTGCAAATCCTTGACCAGATCCGCGACCGACAACCCGTTGAGACGGTGCGGCATCAAAATGGGCGAGAGCACGGCGAACGGCGCCCCGTCGACTTCCTCGACGTTCAGCAACTTTCCGTTTGCGGTGCCGCCCACTGTCACCTTGACAAACTCGGTCCGGCCGTCGCCATTCACGTCAATTTTGCTGTACCATTCCGTGATTTCGATCAACCGCGACGCGCGATCGCGGCTGTCGCGGTTGGCGTCCTCCAGCGTGGATGGGTGCAGGCGATGTGACCGCTCGCCCCATTCGTCGTCTTCATCGGCGCCCGGCAGATCATCCACCAGCCCCGCGTCGTATCCCGCCTCGATCAAATCGCTTTGGGTGACGCGGCGTCTATGACCTTGGCCGGGGTCGGCATCACTTTTGACCGAGGGCAAAAATAAGTATTCCTCGGGGGGCACCGGCTCGACGCACACCCGGCCGTCCGGCTCGGCGTAGGTCAGGCGCACGTCATAGAGCACCGTGGGCTGCCCGTCCTGCCCAGGCGGCCCCTCGACCGGCTCGGCCGCCGAGATGTCGGCGTTCGGGTCCTGCGTCAGCATAGCAAGCTGCATCTCGCTCAGGCCGCCCATGTCCAGCGTGCGGTATTTAGTTTCCGCTTCCCACCAGATCTTGACGACGCCAAGCCCGCCGATCAGCGCATCTTTCACCCAAGTATGCAAGGTCAAGAACCCCGGATTATCACGGGTCCATATAAAGTTGCAAAAGTCTGTCGCCTGCTCCGCTATTTGCTCGTCTTCCGCGCTTTGAGGCTCGAAACGAACAATTTCGTCAGTTGATGCAAAGACTTTGATAATCTGCGGCAGCAACCATTCGACAACCTCAAGAACTTCCCTGGTGACTACTGAAGATTGCCCAGGTTTCGAAGCCCATAAGTTTTTCCCGTTATAGTAGTCTAAGGCCTTTTGTCTTTCGCTCGACAGAGTGCCTACATGGCTTTCGGCGGCAGCAATTTCTTTCCCGCAAATAGCTTTGATATCATCATCGCTTAGGGGCTTGGGGCTAGTCGGCATGCTTCAGCCTCTTCGTTCGGCTCGCAGCCACGCATTGGCACGGCTTCCCGCAGTAATTGGACTTGACGTATTTGTTGGCCGTGAACTGCTGACCACAGACGCCGCACGTCCGCTGTTCGTTGTCCACGCCGCTGGCGCGTCGCGCAGCCGCTCGGCAATTCAGATCGCAATACTTCGCCCGCGTCGGGTACGGCGTCGTGATTGCCTTCCCGCAGTGCTGACATGGAACGTCGAAGAGCTGACGGTTCTCCCATGTCCGCTTGCCGTGTTCGGCGTGCCACGCGCGCCCCTCGTCCGAAGCGTGCCATGCCTTCGCCGCTTCCTGAGCTTTCTTCAGCGCTTCCAAAGTCTGCGCCTTGTGCTCCGGGGAAAGCGGCCGTCCCTTGTTTGCAGCGACCAGCGCGGCGATCACATGTGCGGGCCGCTTCTTGCCCCGCAGTTTCTGCCGCTGCTTCTCTCGGCTTTCAGGCGAGAACACGCGTCCCATCAGCCCCCGGCTAATCTTCTCGCGGTGTTCGGCGGTCAGCGTGCTTCCCTTGCGCGCCTGGAGCGCAGCTAGGGTCTTGGCCGAAATGCGCCGCCCGGCCGCACCTTCGCCGCCGTCCGTCTGGTTCGCCAGCTTCACGCCAGCCCCCCGCAGTTCCGCGATCTTCTGGCACTCAAGGGCGAAGGCTTCAGCTTCGGACGCCACGGGGAATTTTTGGACGATGATGTTCTCCGCGCCATACTTGGCAATGATGTTCCGATGGTGCGGATTGCGCCGGTATTCCATCTCATAGGCCCGGCGTCCGCGCCCTTTCCCGACATAGAACGGCGCGCCATCGGGCCGGCAGTGCAGATAGACGTAAAACATCGTGTTTCCTCCCAGGATTGCTCCCAGAAGTATATCACTGACGCCTTGCGTTACGTCGGCGTTCACGGTCAAACGACCCACCCCACGTCTGCCTTTAAAGGCTTAGACCATCCGTCGTCTGCTCCATCTGTCATAGCGAGTGAGAACATAAGAAATGCATCCGATGCGTGCGACGCATCGTCATGGAGAGGGTCCTTGGTGTACTGCCCGGTCTCCGGGTGGACGCCGTAGCGGTAGCGGCGGAGCGCGTTCAGACCATCGGCGCAGCGATCCGCGTCAAACCAGCAGCGCGGAAAGACCGTGCGGGCGGCGTTGATCTGGTCCGCCTTGCGGGTAACGGGAACCACCTCGACCCGGTACCCGGCGTCCTCAACCTGTTTGGCGATGGTGCGCGGACTAGCCAGCAGTTCGTGCTTGGCATCGTGCGGCAGGAAGCACGTGCCGTAGACGTATTCCCGCTTCTGCAATTCCTTCAGGTAATGCGACAGGTCGTAGCCGCGCGACTGATAGAAATCGATCAGGCGATACTCAAAGCCGACCTGCTGCGCAAACCAGATGCTAGTCATGTCGGCGCGGCCCAGGTCCCAAAACGTGCTCACCGGCTTGGCGCGCTCGTAGGGGACGCGGGTAAAGCGCTGATCCTTCGTGGCGGCGCGGATTTCGTTGGCGAAGATCGCGCCGTCGAGCACCTGCCGCGTATGACCTTCCCAAATCGTCAGGTAAGCGTCGTGATCGCGCTCGCGCAGCAGTTCCATTTCGTCGCGCAGCACGTCGGGAAACCACGGGTTGTCGGAATGATTGATCCGCCGAACGACCGCGCCGGGAGGAGGATCGCGCACGAACCGGGTGAAGGTTTCGTCAGTATCCAGTTCCGGGTTGAACGACACCCATATTTCCGACCCCGGCTTGCGAATGGTCGGGATCAGCGTTTGCCAGGACGATTTGGAAACCGTCTGCGCCTCTTCCACCCAGCAGATATCCGTTCCTTCGACCGACTTCAGCGAGTTGACGTTGTGCCGCAGCCCGGCGAACGTGAACTCGGTTCCATTACGGCCCGTAATCACGTTGTTCTGGATAGTATAGAAGTCGGCCAGGCCCATTGATGCGATCTGGTTGCTCAGCAGGCGGTGAACGCTGTCAGCAACCGACTTCTGAATTTCACGGGCGCACAGGATCTGCATCGGCTTCGCGGCGCCCTGGATAAGCAAAGCACGGGCGAAGGACCATGACTTTGCCGAGCCACGGCCCCCGTAAGCAACTTTATATCTTGAAGGTTGAAAAAGCCACTCAAGAGCTTCCGGAAAGTCCACCCTCATCGGCAGTCCCGCGCGCGGCCATAGCCGCGTGACGCGCCGCTATCGCCTGTTCCTTCGTGGCGAAATAGCCAAGATGGACCTGTCGGCCGTTGTCGAAGACGCAGGCCATCCACTTCGCTGTGCGCGGGAACCAGTAGATGCCGCGATGCCCCGTCGTGTTGTCGTTGCGCAGGCCGGAGTTCAATGCGTTCAGCGCGTTCGATGCTTCGCGCAGATTGGCAATTCTGTTGTCCAGCCGATCGCGGTTGCGATGATCCAGTTTCAGCGACGGCCAGACGCCGTAGACATGCAGCCACGCCAAGCTGTGAGCAGTATACTTGCCGCCCGCGACGTTGATGTAACGATAGCCGTTCTGCCCCAGCCATCCAGCCACATCGCCGACCTTCTGCCCGCCGCGCGCGATCCGCCGCGTAAACACTCCGGTATCGGGATCGTAATTCAGCTCGCGACGAAGCGTTTCTGCGGTGATTTTTTCCATCCCGCATCATATCGCGTGCAAGGTTCATAGTCGAGCTAATTAGCATCATCACCAGCGGGCGAGGTCCTTTCGCCCGGCTTGACGTACCGCACTTCCAGGCAGCCCAGCAGCGGCCCGCCATCGGCGCCGGTGATTTCCTGCACCGGCTTGCCCCAGCCGCGATCCAGCAGCGCGGTTGCCGCAGCGACGCTGGTTCGCTCGTTCTTCAGAGCTTCCACGAGCGCCTTGATCGCCGCTTCGGTGTGCGCGCGGGCCATTTCTCGAAGGGCATTATCTTCCCTTCGCCGCCCCGCAGGGTTGCCTGATTGTCCCGGTTGGAACGGCATTGATCCACTACTGCCAGCAATGTTTCAGACACAAGAAACCCGCTCGCGGTTTCCCGGAGCGGGTGAATTTGGAGGCACGCGTGCTCGCATATCATCGGCGTATCACGCAGCGGCCCGCTGGTCAAGCCGCACAACGTTAACGCGCGTTCACACTCCGCCGCCGCTGTCACGGAACAATCCGGAATAATCCGGAAAATTACAGGGGGTGTTCTTTTCCGCGTCAGTCAGAGCAGCAAGCCAATCCGTCTAGCATGGTCAACCGGGTCTTTATCGTGTTTCGCCATGTTGCACGGTGGACAAAGTAGCTGAAGGTTTCGCGGCCAGTTAGATCCGCCCTTCGACAGCGGC